GATGGACTTGGCAGTGATTTTGTTGTTGATCTAAAAACTACTGCTACTCCTGCACCAAGAAGTTTCAAAAAAGCTGTGGAAATTTGTGACCCAGGGCGGGGTGGGTATGGGTATGCGTTGCAAGCCGCTAGCTATCTCATAGATAAACCCTTTACAAATTACTACATAATTGCTGTCGGAAATCATGAGCCCTATGAGTGTTTTGTCTACATGCTTGAACCAAAAACGCTAGCGATAGGTTTTGAGCAATTTGCAGAAGCTTGTGACATTTATAAGAGTTTGGAGCCAGGGTATGAGCAAAAACCCAATAAAATTGATTGGATATAAAGATCCTTTGGGTCTTCTAAAAGACGATCGAGTGATGAAGATCTTTAACTTTGGGATTGTTGAAGATCTTGTCGGAAGATCAAGGTGCGCATGCAGCTTAGGCTTTGCATGCAAAGCAGCAGGTAAGCATCCTAAGCCTGATTTGTCGCCGGTTTTTGTTGTAGAAGATCACATGCTGCAGAGAAAAGGCATCAATGTTTCTATCGAAATTTCGGATGGTTTTTTTGTGCTTGATGTTGATGATTTGGAAAAATGGAAGTTCTGGCTAGCTAGTCATAGCTTAGATGAACAAAAAGAGTTGAACGCTTTGCTTGATTCTTGTGCAAAAGTGAAAACTGGGAGAGGGGTTCACTACTACATCAAACTTATGTTTGGGACAGTAGTAAATCGACGTGAGTGGGGTAAATTTGACTGTGGCGCGGAGGTAAAATCAGCTGGGGATATAGTCACGATCCCGCCCTCTAAGCACAAATTTGGGCGATTGTACGATTGGGAAGAGGGAGAAGGGGAAGATCCTTGGGGATCCACTGTTACTCATCTGCCTAAAATTCTAGCAAGACACATAAAGCTAGAAGACGCGACAAAATTTTTTCAGCGCAAACAACAACTTGCAACGCACAACACGTCAGCTTATCATCTCATCACAGATGAAGATTGGCAACACATCAAAAACCATCTTGTCTACACAAATAAGCCAACAATTTCTCCAGATGTTTCATACGAAACATGGGGACAAATTGCGTTTATTTTACACAGCACGGGGCGAGATGATGCGTATGATGTTTTTATTGAATGGAGTAAGAAAGGCAGTAAATACAAAGGAATACAGACAGAGAAAATAGCTAGAGGATTTTTTAGTAAGCCTTTTATTACAGGAATACACTATGTACATCTGCAAAAGTTTGGGATTTTGTTTTCTAGCGTTGATATTTCTGATCTGCTACAAAGCAAAAAAAAAGGGCGCAACTCGCAGTAAACGCCCAACAATTCATCAATTTCAAAAAGGAGCGAAAAGATGAACGTGATTCATCATACAAGAAAAAAAGACATACGTCAAGAGATCCTTAAGATCACGAGGAAACAGAGCGTAGAAAGAGAAGAGATAGAAGTAGATTGGTCTCTTTTCCCGAAAGAAATTGAAAGATACGCAAAAAACAAAGGCTTAGAGTTGGGCATCGAGCCAATTGTGCCCGCTATTATGTGTTTCGCAGCTTTTGGATCTGCTTGGATGCCGCATTTTCAGTTTTGTTTTGAAGACTATTCTCCTTGTCCCATCTCTTTTAATCTGCTGCTAATAGCAGAAAGTAGCTACGGAAAGTCCTCATGTGCGGCGCCTTTATTCTCTATCTTTTCTGAACAACAAGAAAGAGAAAACGAAAGCTTTTTAACACAAAGAAAGAGCTTTGAGACTGCTAAGTTCTTGTTTTTAAAGAAGATCGAGCTCGTTTACGCTAGCAAACTTGAAGAGCAGGAAAAGAATTTGGTTGTAGAAAAACTACAAGACAAACTAAGAAGTCTAGCAGTCCCAAAGAAAAGAAAGTACAAAATAGAAGACGTGAATATGGCTAGCTTTTGCGATGCTATGAGAACTAATGCGCGCAGTGCAATGACTTGGTACTCCGAAGAAGCTTCCTCGATCTTCATGTCTACAGAGTTTAAGAAAAACACTAGCGTATTTTGCAGAAATTTTATCGCTATGATGTCAAATACGCCTCTACACTTTGAACGCACAACAGTTGAAAAAGAATCAATACAAAACGTGGCTGTCAACGCTGTTTTCTTGATCCAGACAAAAGTTTTTGAAGATGTGTACACAGGACCTGTGAAAACCATGTTGCAACATGGTGGTTTTTTTAACAGGTTTGTCATCATACACGGAGAAAAACGTGGCGAAGTTGATAAGAGTAAGAAAAGGATCGTGCGAAAACAAGAAAAAGAACTAGCAGATAGAATCAAAGAAATCTTAGAGCTAAAAGAGCGTCACAAGTTACATCATCGGATTTTGCCACACCTTTTGAACAAACAAACGCTAGAAGAGACTGAAGCTACGTTGTGTGATGCTTCGTCTTTGGATAGAAAAAACCTTCTTTTGAGCGACAAGATTGTAGAGAAAATGGAAGCAAGGATTGATGAACTCCTACACGATCCCTCAAATCGAAACGATGAGTCTTACGCTAAAAAGCTCTACATAGATATTGGAAACATCGCATCTATTTTGTTTTTGATCGAGAATGAAGCAGAGATGATGCACGCAATATCTAAAAAAGATGAAGATTTTGACGATTATGGAATTGCCGACGGCTATGGGGAAAGAGCAATAGAAATCGCGACGCTGCTGTTTAAGCTGAAACGACTCGTGCTAAATGATGACATCAGAACACAAGAAAAACAAGAAAACATAGAGATGAGAGACTACGAAATCTTTGCAGAAGTTTGCTACAAAAAGTATCTAAAGTTTATTGATGCAACTATTAAAGATGAGCTTGTTATCAATCTAACATCTAAGTCTTTGGTCTATTTTCCCGTTATTTTTCGCGGAAAAGTTGGCATGCAAAAAACAAAAATTACGTGCCAAATCCTTGTAGCTCTAGGATTACTCGGAGAATACAACACGGACAAGATGAGATTTACGCTACCAATGTTCGATCTGTTTTATCCTAAGAGCTGAGCAGATGTGTAGTACTGTATCTGCGTAGGCTTTTGCAAATGTACGCGATCAAACTTGTACTTAGCTGTGTTTTGACAATAGTAGTTTTTGTAGTATTCGAAAGCACGTTTGTGCTCGTAGAATGCTAGTTCTACAAAGTGTTTGTTCTCTACCATCGTGATCACGTTGTGATACATCTCAAAATACGTATAAACTTTTAACTTATTATCAGGCCCACGGCATGAGAAGTGCTTGTCGGCCATAGATAAAAAGACTCTTGGCGCTTCCATATTCTTCTTTGTTGCTAGCATGTGCTCAGCTGAAAAGCAGCACATTTCGTTTGAGTTACTTGTGCTTATATGCTGGATTTTAAGTACAAATTCGATGCGAAAATTGTTGGCGTCTTCAAAGATTTTGGTGTCTTCGGGCGGTAAAAATGTGGAAATCTTTTTTGATAGCAAGAAATTACGCGAAAGCATGTTGCAGCACCTCCGCGTATATCATAGCACAAAAAAGAAGCAGTTGGTTGATTTTTAATCCGTTTTTTTTTGCGCTAGCAATTCTCGGACCTTGTTGTTCCAGGTCGCGATCGGCACAAAATTGCTGCCCTCCGTTCGTTCCCGGGGTAACTTGTTATCAAATTTTATACGACGAACTGAGCGTCGTAGCTGCGCTAAACTCATGTTTGTGTCTTTGCTAACGATAGCTCGACATGTATAAACTTGCACGCACCATAGCATCTTTCCGCTGTCGTTGTTGATAAACAGTGTTTCCGCTGCATGAAACTTCACTCTAGTGTCTTGCTGATACTTGTGATACTTTTGTAGTTCATCTCGCGACACAACGACAAGCTTGCCGCATCGCCGGATCTCGCCGATCGCGGACACTAGCTGCTCTTCTGTTGGCTCCCACAAAATTGCATATGCGAACTCTTGCAAAGACAAGGGGTTTAGAGCAACAAAGCTAGAGACGCAACGCAATCTAGCAAATCGCGCTAGCAGCTCGTTGTCTAAAATTGCGATCTTTTGTCCGACGGGCCCGATCGCTGTTTTGTGATGACTGATCTTCTTCAACGCTAAGTCGAACAAGTCAAACTCTAGCGCGTCATAGGTTTTCTTTGTCATTGCTGTTCTCCGTCTTTATCATCTTTCTTCTTGGTTCTATTTTTTTCTTCTTGAATAGACTCAAAAAATTAGATTTTGATCTCTTTACTTCTAAAGAAAAAGGTCTATTTATTTCAAAATACAAAGGGTAGAACATTAGCGCCACATTTCCAACGTAAGTCCATTCGTTGTATACCAAATCTTTTCTTTTATTCATCGCTGTTCTCCTTGTTTTTTAGAAATAAATTCAAAGACATTCTCGCACTGAAATACTAAAACTTGCATGATTTCTACCTCTCTTGTTTTGAACTTTCAAAAAGTTCTTGATTTATGCTATAAGTTAAGCGACTTTTTTCACCCTCCGGAAACAAATACAGATCTAGCGTGTTAGCTTGTAAAATCGGATAAAAAAATTCCACTAAAAGTCCCACAAGACTGGTTTCTATTCCTTCTATAAGCGTATAACTCACAGCATCCTTATAATCTCTTTTTACTTTATAAATCGCTAACGGATCAGCTACAAAGACCCGTGGATGAAAGAGATCTATGAGTTCTTCGGCTGAAAAGCTGATCCGGTTTTTTACAACATATCTTATCAGTTCTTTGAAGTAGTCTAGACGCTCCGGAAATTTCTGGCGTGTCACGAGAAGACCGACTCTAAGACAAAGTTCTTCCTCAACAACTTGAGAATGTGCCTTCATAAAACAACTCCTACTATTTGATGTCTACAAACAATTGAAATTCCACCCCGGGTTGCACTAGTACTTCTGTAGTCAAAGTTTTGTAGTCTTTAGAATGACTTGTAGAACCAAATTCACAAACAATTCCAAGATCTTGTAACTTAAAAAGAGAAGCTTGGACAACGCTTTTCATGTCTTCAATCGTTGTTCTGCATAGTTGCAATGTGCTTTGCTCGATGTGCAGTCTGAATTTTTTTGATATTGACTCCATGACAACACATTTGATCAAGTTTTCATGGCTAAGCCTACCAACATCCGACTCTATCTTGCACAAACCCAACAACGCTTCTTTACCGTAGTTTTTCTCTGTGAATGCTGCAAATTTTCTATAAAATTCGTCTGAATCCATCTTCTTTTCGTGCTCTGTTTGCTTGATCTGCTCAAAAGCTTGTTGCGCAGCTTCGAAATTGTATGTCATAAAACCCCCTTTGTTTAAAGCCCCGTAGACACACGTCTACGGGGTTGGTTGATGGTTTGTATACCACAACCAACATCGTTAAAATTTGAGGCTCCTAGGCATCAAATATTGAAAATCCTTCGGGCACAACAATCTTTTGATTCCACGATCTGACTTGCTGTTGATAAGACTGCTCAAAATCCGGGCAGACTTGATCGCGCAGCGCTGGACGCAAAAAGTTGAGCCACAGCGCGCCGCTGTTTTTGTAAACTTTTTTTGCCATTCCTAAAGTCTGATCTTTTTTGTCGACGTAAGAGATAAAAAGAGGATTATAATCCAAGATCTTCATGATGACGATGTACTTTTTTGTAAGAGCCGTGGGTAGCAAGTGTGTTATCATCGCGCTAGCACTGTCTATGTCTACGAGATTGCAATAAGTTATTGCTAGTTCGTCAATCTCTTTTTCACTCATCATCACAACAGAATCTATCAGCGACAAGTAGATCTGCTGGGTTTTTTGCTTGATCTCTGCTGCTAGCGACTCGTCTGTGTGTCGCTTGCTTTCCTTGTAGAGTCTTGTAAGTTCTTGAATTTTCTGCGAGTTGTTCATACCTTTGCTCCTTTTTTGTGATTGCAGTTGTTTCCAAAACGGAAACAACTGCGGTGGTCTGTTGTTTTTAGTAGAAAACTCCCGATCTCCACTCTCCTGCGTCGTAAAAATCTAAAACGATGCTAGCGATATGACAAACTTCAACATCAAAATTGTTTCCATAATCTGTTTTTTTTCGTGTTCCGTACAACACATCTACGATGTCGTTTGCTGAGTCTTTTGCATACATGATGCAGTAGTTAAAGTACTCGTAAAAACATACTTTAGCGCACTCTACTTCGCCGTTTTCATCAAAAATCACGTCGCAGCTAAACCCGCCTTCATTTTCTGCGCCATCTTCTTTTGCTTCTGCGATTGCTTCTTTTAGCGCGTGACAGATCTGTTCAAAGCGAGAGATCTTATTTTCTTTTTTATCTAAATCTAACATAAACTGCTCCTTTTTTTAGCGCTGCGAGCGCTTGTTGTGTGAGCATCAACACGATGCTCACTGTTCAAATCTTAACACATTTGTACAAGAAGTCAAGAGAAAGATGTCACTTTCTTACTATTCTCTACTCTGAAATTTCTTGATCGTATTCCTTGATTTTAAAAATGTCTGTTATTTTTATGTCATTGGGATTGTCGCGATCGGGTCTGTTGTAGTTTAAGTTGTACAGATCTGATAAACCTCGCGAGTAGAAACCAGAGCTTTTTAAACGTTTGTGTTCTCTGTTGATTATCTCTTGCGCTGCTACAAACTTTTGTCTATTTGCAGATCCGACAGTTTTGTAAAGAGAGCAAAGTGTTTTACGAGCAGCGATAACAGCATCATAGTCACAAGCTTTCTTAAACTCTGCTTCTGCGTCTGCTAACACTTGCAAATGCTTCTCTTGCTCAGCTTTTAGCTCTGCTTGCGCTAGCGCTAGCTCTGTCTTTTTTGTTTGCAAAAGTTGCTTTGCATTGTTGAGTACGTTTTGTGACTCTCTACGCTTATGTAGCTCTTCGCGAATCTTGACAACTTCGAGCTCGATCTTGCGCACTTCTGCTTCACACAACTCGTCTTCACTGATCTTTTGAGCTTCTGCTGCTGCTAGCGCTAACTCTTCTTCTATCGCAGCTTCAAACTGTTTTAGTCTAGCTTCGCAGCTAGCGCCTAAAATCCAGCTCAAACTATCGTAGTGCCACTTCGCAGACGGAAATGTTTTTTTGAAAATTTCTTTGAGTTGGTAAGGAACTTTGACTTTGTATTCGTTGTGTCTTGTCAGTTCGTAAGAAAAAGATAAAGTTGTCATAAAGATGCTCCTTTTTTTAGCACTGCGAGTGCATTCGCTAGCAGCACCGCGCTGCTTAGCCGTTCAAAGATTATATGATTCGTACAGCGAAGTCAAGCAAAAACTTTTGTTTTTATTTATCTCTGTAATTTCAGTGGGTTGGTTGATTTTTGACGCTAGCGAAGATGAATGAGTGCTATATGATTGAGCATATATGGTTGAGGGATCTTCAGTAATAAGACAAAACTGCGTCAATATGTAAAAACCACTCGCGCTTCCTGTAACTATATGAAATCAAAAACATAAATACATAGTAGCGAATTCGTAAAAAGGTAGCTCGTTTTAGATTACCGTTTTTGTTGTTGTGACGCTAGAGAAACTTTTCGAAAGTAGCAAGGTAGCGCAATTCGCAGGGTTCTGACAGTCTAAAAAACGGTAAAAGCGGTCTAGACAAACAAATGATAAAATAATTAATATTATTATATACTTATAAAGACCTATTTTTACCCACCGGATTCTTAGTTGTGCGGAAACGCGCTACCTGGCTACCTCGAGAAAGATTTTCTACTCCCACATAAACAATCATGGTAGCACTACTAGTAGCTACCTTTTTACCTTTTTGCTACCCCGCTGTTTTCTGTGAGTAATCAATATGTTACAGGTAGCGCCTAAAAATGAGGCCAAAAAGTTTTGCGCGTAGTAATATCAATAGGTTACAGATAGCTGGGAGAGATTTTCGCGCTTTCCAGTAAAAAAAACAACGAAATACCTGTCAAGTAATTTTTTTGATCCGCTACCTTTTTTGCTTAATTTTGTGGCAGTAAAAAAAAATAGTTCAACTATTTCAATCGGTTAAAAAATATGGTACAATTCGTAGTGTTGCTCTATAAATAAGCATTAGGAGGTAATAACATGAATTCATTGGGAAAAGATTTTAACGGATTAAGAGGGGACTTATATAAAGCTGCTTCTTATTTGTGCAATTCTGCTAGTTTTTATAGCAAAAATGTGAGCTTTGATGTAGCAAATACAGCTCTAACAAAGAAGCTTGAAGAGTTCGGTGTAGATTTGACGATAGAGACAGCGGAGGATCGGAGATGTGTAAAAGATGCGGCGATGGAGATAGCACGTAAGTTCGAGCTGCTAGCTACTGCTAAAGCGAAGATAGAGAGAGCGATAGAACGTTTGGACCTTGAGCTGTTGTGCATGTATGTAGTTAGTGAGTATGGGTGCAGGGCTTTGAAGCTGTCAGAGCGAGCACGAACAGAACAGATGCTCGGAGCCAACATCCCCGCATTTTACGCAAAGAAGTTAGCTGCTAGCGTTAGCGGCTGTGGGCTTGTAGCAATAGAATTCACGAACGAAATCATCGCTAGCATCAACAGCAAATGTTTCGAGATCTTGACAGCCGCAAAATGATGCAGTAGTATTAAGCTGTTGCAATGATGTGACGATGTGATGAATGATGTGATGATGAAACTGCGATACCCAACCCACGATAGATACGATTCACCCAAAGGCTGCTTAGAGTATTTTAACGAAATCTATGAGAGAATCACTACGCCAAAATTAGCGCAACTAGAACAAGAAACAACCAACATACTATGTGAAAAAAACGAGAGAAAACTAGCAGAATATGTCTTAGCGCAAGTCTTTGAGCTAGCAGAAGATCACGCTGATTCAAAAGCAGAATACTATCAAGCACATGTATGGCGTTTTGATGTAATACAGATTTGGAATGAGATTTTTGTCAACAAAATTATCTGGGACTATATCAATAAGAAAGACTTAGAGAATAGAGCCGCTAGCGGATTTAAGATTCAGTTTTTTTATATGCAACTAGAAGAAGTATTCAAGCAGCAATATCATTTCCGCAGCAACTATGTTCTACCAGCTTTTTGTAGAGAGAATGAAACACAAGTTGAAGCCAAAAAGAGATTTGATCAAAATATGTACATCGGAGACGTGAAGTTATCCGAAAAGAATGCAGAAAAAACGTTGCTAGGTGTTAAGTTTAGAGATAGCACAGGTCTCAGATTCATAGCAGAGAAGCAAGGAAATCATACAAAAATCTGTTTATACAAAAAAAATCAGTTTTTGTGGTCTGAGATTATTTACGAGTTGACACTATGAGTTGGTTTCCCGATGAAAAAGAGTTGAAGAAGATAGAAAATTTGGCGTACGAGGGCTTCTTTTCGCCGGAAGAGTTAGCTGTGGCGCTAGATAAAACCATGGAAGATTTAGAAGCAGCGCTAGAACAAGATACAGAACAAGTCATCGCCAAAGCGTATTTAAAGGGACATCAGCGAGATAAGGCAGAAACGCAGCAAGAGCTAAGAAGGATCATAAGAGAAGGCGACGAAGGTAGGCGGGAAAGACTAGACGCTATCAAGTATGTACTATCAACAAGATTTGCGCACAACGAGACGCTAGCAGTAACAAGGATGCAAAGAGAGATCAAAGAAAAAGAGCTAGCGCTACATAAGTTAAAAATGGAAAACGAAGAAGCAGAGCGTCGCATCAACAGAGCAAGACAGAACGAAGCCGATCGATTTAAACGCTCGGCGTTCGTGCTATCGCTAGCGCAAAAAGCTCAGATGTCCGAAGAAGAAACAAGGATTATGGCTGAAGCCGCAGGCATAGGGGATGTGGTTTGAATTTGTGTTCTGCCTTTTTTAAAATCGCAGAAGATCAACGGTTGAGAGAGTTTGAACCAATAAATATAAGTCTTAAAGAGTTTATCCTACAAACTCATCCAATCATGTACGGCGTAGAATTTTGCTGGTGTGATTTTCACGACATACTTGAAGATGTTTATACAAAAGTAGCACACAGAGAGCTTCCGCACACTCTTACAGTCATCAACTTACCCCCAAGATCTTCTAAGACTTTGTTTATGATGTATCATGTAGCTTGGTGTTTTTTACACAATCCACGAGCCCGTTTTATTTATGCGACGTACTCGCAAAAGCTGTCCGAAAAGATTAGCGCTGAAATCATGCGAATCTTGTCTATACACAAGAACAAGATAAAACTAGCGAGGGCTGGTGTAAAGTTGTGGGAAACAAACAAAGGGGGCGGATTTTGGTCAACATCCATGGGCGGATCTGTCACGGGTGCGGGAACAGGAGATTTGTACGGTACAAAGTTTGGCGGCGATTTGTTGATAGATGACCCTCAAAATCCTGCCAGCGCTTTTTATGAAGTGCAAAGAGAATTTGTAAAGAGGGCATACTTAGAAACCTTCTGGTCGCGTAGAGATAACCAAGACAAAATCCCGATCATTGTCAACCAACAGCGTGTACATGTTGATGATCTTAGTGGTCATCTTCTAAGATCACAATCAAAGTTGCAGCATGTTTGTATAAAAGCTTTGAATGAAAAGGGTGAGAGTTTTTTCCCGCAGAGAATTTCGACGCAAGAATTGCTTGACTACAAAGAAGCTTCTCCATATGCTTTTTGGTCGCAGCAAATGCAAGAGCCTAAAGTGTATGCCGGCGGATTTTTTAACGTAGAAAAGCTTGCAATCATGAGCGTTGAGCAGTATAACAAAATTGCGTGGCATCTAAAGTTTTTTGTACGCTCATGGGACTTGGCTGGTGTGAAAAAAATATCTATGAGCAACATAGAGCGTCGGGATTTTACGCGCGGAGTTTTACTTGGTACAGACGGAAAAGTTGTGTACATTATGGATCTAAAAACACACAAAGGCACAGTAGAAGGCAATGAGCTCTTGATAGCTGAGACTGCAAAAAAAGATGGGTTTCAGGTTATGATCACGGTACCAGAAGATCCTGGTGTTGCAGGCCAACACTACGTAGACTACTTACAAAAGTCGCCAAAATTGCTGGGCTACTCGCTAAATGCAGTGCGGCCGACGCAAAACAAGCAACTAAGAGCCGCACCATTTGCATCATATCTAAATCTAGGTAAAGTGGTGCTAGTGTCAGATAGCGAAGATGATGAGAAGTGGAATGACGACATAGTTGAAGAGTTGCAATCATTTCCAACGGGTTGCCACGATGATATTATAGACGCGTTATCTGATGCGTTTCATATCATTCACGATGTAAAAAGTTTTGTATAGGGGTTACGAGATGAAGAAAAAAGATCTTATTGATATCATAAAAAAACAGCAAGAAGATATTGAGTTCTTGAAATCAAATCTACAACAAAGTAAAGAAGCAAAAGAGACGGATAACACTAGCGAAAGTGAGATGGTAGCATTAAAAAACGAGCTAGAAAAACTTAGAGCAGAAACGAAGCCAAAAACCGGACCGGGGTATGATGAAGCCGGCGCTAGCGAGTATGAGTTCTACAAAACTCCTTCGGAATATGGAAGAAAAAGATCTATCTTGATCGGTAAAGAGCTGTTCATCGGCAATAGGTTTTATTGATGTTTGGGTTTTTGACGTCATTTTTGCCCGCTTGCTGGAAAAACCTCTTTCCAAATTTTTGGATGGAAGTTGAGGCTATTGCAAATTTGACAGCCCAATTTGGTTGGAATTGGCGCACGTTTGACACGATGTATCGTAGTTCTTGGGTTGCAGAGCGCGTCGTCAATTGTGTAGCTGATGACATAACGTCTAAATGGCGCACGTTTACACATCCAGATCCAAATGTTGTGCGAATACGCACAAAATTTGAAAAAGATCGTAGGATTGATCAACTCATAAATGAAGCTGTACGAGTAGCGAGAAAATACGGCGGCGGTTGCATTCAGCCGATGTTGAAAGGGCAAGTCAACGAAGAATCGCTAGCGCTACCATTTGATATAGATTCAGTAAAAAAAGGTGATCTTCTTGATTTTCAGGTGTTAAATCGCTTCGATTATGCGCCTCTTGGCGGATATAGTAGAGACATAAATGTCTACAACAAAGATGTAGAACAAAGTCAAATGCTGTTTGGTGATTATGAGTGGTACACGCTTATCAGAATACAAAATGTGGCAGATGTGCTAACGGAAAAAGGAATAAGTTCAAACTTATCTATGCTACCAAATATTCATAGAAGCTGGATGATAAAGTTTTTTGGCACCAAAGCTGACTACTATCCGAAGTTGTTTTTGCAGGGTTGGTCTGACAGCGTTTTGGTTCCATTGATCGGCAAGATTGCTGCTGTAGAACAAGGTTTCTATTCCATGTTTTTATATCTAGACGCGTTCAACATCGACGTGTTTAAGATACCAAATTTAGTTGAACAGATCAAAGTCGGACCCGACGCTTTGATACAAAAGATGATGAAGTTCAACGAGTCGATGCGAGCAACTAAGATCCGATTTTTTGATTCTTCAGACACTATGGAACGAAATCAGATGGGATCGTTAGCTGCTACAGTCCCTGTTTTTCAGCAGCTTTTGCAGTATATCGTAGGGGCTACTGGCGTTCCGATTACAAAAATACTAGGATCTAGTGTTGGCGGTTGGTCGACGGGTGACAACGAGCTCACGCAGTACTACGATCGTATTGAGTCTTTACAAAGCGATCTTTCTGAGCAATTGAGTGTGATCGACGGGATTATTGAGCGACATCTCTTTGGGCGACAAATGGATATTGAGTATACATTTCCATCAAAACGCGAAGTGCCGGAGAGTGAACGGATTGAGAATCAGCGCAAAAAAGCTGAGATGTATACCATGTACATACAAAATCGCGTTATGACACCAAAAATTGTTGCAGAAAATATCAAAGAAGAATTTACGGGGATTACAAGCGAGTACATTTCGGGTCTAGAAGACGAGTTTTTAGACTACGAACAAGGTATGTCGGACATACCAGATGACGAAGAAGAAGACAAAGAGCCCAAAGATGAAAAAGAAAAAGATAACGGTTAAGCTTAAAAGCCGAAAGATCACAAAGCAAGTCCATGACGAAATCATGAGAATCTGGAAAAAACATACAAAAAACATCTTGGATACGCTAAAAATAGATTTACAAACAGGAAAAGTTACGATAGAATCCGATGAAGATACTACAAAAGCTTTGATGAAAGACTTGAAGCAAAACGTAGATACTTCGTACAGTCAGTTGAATAAGAAGTTCGTGAGTTTGATGGAAGCAGAGCAAAAGAAACATACGAAATACCAGCTACCCGAAATTGATAGAAGCGAACTGCAAAAGAACAAGCAAGTTTACGATTCTTACAAGAAGAACTTGGAAAAGCACATCATGTACTTCAAGAAGTTTCCTAAGTATGTGAAGCTAAAAAGCCAAGAGTACGTGGACGAACTCGTGAAAGAATTAAAAAAAGCACGCGAAGAAATCTCTTTTGACGCACAGAAAGTAGCTCAGGTTGCAGCAAAGATCGAGGGAGTTTCAGAGCGTCACGCAGCATTTATAGCGAGAGATCAACTTGGGAAGTTTGCAGGGGCTCTTAATCAAGCCCAAGATCAGTATGCGGGATCAACGGAATATATTTGGCGAACAATGAAAGATAACCGCGTCAGACATGAACATGAAGAACTTGAAGGTAAAAGGTTTTCATACAAAAAACCACCGCCATGTGGGCATCCGGGAAAAGATTATCAGTGTAGATGCACGGCAGAAGCGTTATTCGAATGTTTTGAAAAAATGTTTGAGGAAAAAAAAGCGGCATGAAGTTCTTGGTTAATCGTGAGCAATTTAAGACAAAAAAGAAGCTAGACGGCAACAACTATCTCGTAGCGTATGATGTCCCGATCGCAAAAACAGGCATTCAATACTACACGCTAGCAGAGATAGGCGTTGCTAATAGCTCTCAACAAGTCCCTGTCTATCGAGACACAAAAACGTTTAAAGACGATCGGTTGGTTGAGTCGTTTGATGGTATGCCGTTAGTTTTTTGTCATCCCGATAACGGTGAAGTATCTTCAGATAACTTTAGAGATTACGTAGTTGGAACTGTTAGCGGCCCATACGAAAAAAATGGGTACTTATATGCAAAAAAGATCACAATCATAGATGATCAAGCAATAGATTCTATTTTGTCAAAGAAGAACAACGAACTTTCAATAGGTTTTCGTGCACAAGTGGAGAGAAAACCTGGAAAATTCAATGGAACAAAGTTTGAATATGTAGAAAAAGTTATCCACGGAAATCATTTAGCTTTGTGTACGAAGGGAAAGGCGGGCCCTTTCTTTGCGATAAATTCCACAAAAATAGGGGGTAAGATGGGAGAGTTTGCGGAAAGAGTGGAGTCGGATATTCAGTCAGGAAAGGGGCTGGGTTATTTTGAAGATGAATCTTTAGAAGAAGAAAAGAAAGAAGAGAAAGAGGAAGTAGAGGAAAAAGAAGAGAAAGAAGAAGAGTTTTTGGAGAATGAACTTGAACAAGATATGATGATAGATAAAGATGATGCAAGGTTTGTAAACATCAAAGCATTGATCGAATCGGCGGTAGAAAAAAAGATTCGGCAAATTCGACCCGCAGAGATGTATAGTTCAGACAAATGGGAAAAGGCAGAAGAAAAAGAGATGCTAGCAATAGAAAAAGAAGAGATGTCTTTTGCTGAAAGAGCGAAAGACAAGGCGCTTTTAAACTCTTACAAAAAGAGAACTGAGGCGTTAAAAAACGAGATAAACACTTTGACTAAAGAAAATCTTGATCTTAAAACAAGGATCGATCTTTACACTGAGAAGATGAGAGATCTTAGTGAGAAGATCAAAGCTAGAAAAGTTATGAACGCGTTTACGGGTCCAGAAATAAGTTCGGATGATTTTTCGAAGTTTTTTCGTTGATACTACAAGGAGTTTTTTATGGTCGCGCCAAGTCCATCGCCAGCTATTACCACAGTGCCTATGTACGGGCCTTGTGCAATTTTAGGTCAAGTTATTGATAGAGGAGCTTCTTCTTATATACCCACTTATCAAGTCGTCATACCAGATGTTCTTGTCGGTAACGAATGGAAACCCGGATACGCAGCTTTTAGCAGTGATGGCGTACTTGTTAATCGCGGGGTAAGTACTTCAAGTCCTGTAAATTTCCTTGGTTTTTTCTCCAACATTTATTCTCAAGAAGCAGAAGCTAGCGGAAATCCTTTTTACACGATATTTGGTGACAAATTTCTTGTGCCCGTTGTTTTTGAGGGTACCATATTTGTATACAACGCTACAGCAGTTAATCGTCAAGTGGGTAATGGGGTTCGGATTGTGACTTCGGTTGACACTTTGTTAGTAACAGATCCAAATTGGCAATGCGGCGCAGTTTTCCAGGGAACACCGCCGGTTGGCGTCACTTATACAGAAATACAAACACGAGCTAGAATCATGTCGGAGTCAACAACCCCAGGGTCCGGTGTTTTTGTTCGTTCTATATCTTAAAAAGAAGGAAAAAAGTATGCAAGTTTTAGAAAAAAGAAATGCAAAGCAAGCTGTTTTTTTTGACGATCAGTATCATGATAAGCAGAAAAACCCTGATGCCAGTAGAAAAGATGAGTTTCTAGAGATATACGACAAGACCGCACCGCTTGTTGAGCAAGAAACAAGAAACTTGATGAACGCCGACGACGTTGAGATCTACACCAAACTTCGGGAAAACTTGCCGGAGCTTCGTCGGGATTTTGATAAGTTTTTGATTTCTGGGCACGGAGTAAATACGCGAGAAGTAGATAGAAATCCGATACTAAACAAAGCTAGGAAGCATTTTTTGGATTCTTTGATGATGACAAACATGAGAGACTCACGTTCTTCTATGTTGTTAAAAAACGCGGATCCAATCTTGTATCCTAGTCCTAACTCGCCGCATTTTATGATTCGTGCTTTGAGTTATATCTATTCGATCATGATTATCCAGCCGCTGCCTGAAATTTCGTGGCGAGCGGACTGGCCCGTGGACACTGCCGGCGGATTTTCAGAGTTTGCGGTCATCATGACCGCAAACAGGTTGTACCCACAAATTCCGGGGAGCGGCTTTGCTTCGCAGGGTGCGGTTTCTCCAGTTGTGCAAGCGCAAGGAAACACCTCTCCCAGTGTTGGAGCAACTTTTGGACAACAGGTTTTTCAAGCTGTCACTTTGCGTAATGACATCGTGTGGGACTCCACGGTTGAAAAATATCAAGACGAACAGTTGAATAACGGCCTCGTAAATTACATGTATTTGCAGTCCTTACAATATGGTATTGACAGTGAAATCAATAGCATCTATTTGAAAGGGTTGCCTGAAATGGGCATGACTGGCTTGCTAAACAACCCAGCGATCCTAAGTCTTACCGCCACAGGTCCCTGGAACCAATACAATGTCACGACTTCACAGCTAAATGCAACACTTGATATCAACAGACTTTTGAATGAAGTGATTATCGGAAGTAAAAAAGCTTACAAGACAACAAACTTTATGTATTCGTTAAAACTTCGGACGGTGTTAACTCAACCTATGTCTGCGTATATCGGTGCTTCTCCGTTGACTTACAACTTGTCGCAATACGATTTGTTGTCGATGAAGTCTTCTTATGACTTGCTACAGAAAGCTTTGTTGGATGCAAATGACAACCCATGGCTTGATGATCAAGGCACGGATGGTAAACAAGTCGCTATTGCTTATGCAAAAGACATACGTAATGCAAAGATCGGTTTACCTGTTGCTTTGCAAGCTGAGCCAATTTCGTGGGAAGGAAACAGGTATCGTCTACCTTTTATCACTCGCACATTTGGTTTCCAAGTTTTACAAGCCAAATCTATTGCAATCATGCGCGATATCGTTGTGTAGGAGTAACAAATGGGCGGCTTAAATTCAACGACATTCTATGCAATGTTTCCAGAGTTTTCAGCTGCCCCGTTGTATCTTGTGCAGCAATATATTGATCTGATAAACGGGTATTATCGTTTGACAGACGTAGAAGATTCCCTTGTTTTGCTAAATTACAATTACTTGCTAGCGCATTTTGTAGCACTGTCGACGATGGCTGGAGATCGATCGCAAGTCTCCGGACCTGCGGCAGTGAACACAAAATCAAGCGAGACAGCGGGATCTTTGTCTGCGAGTTATGTGAGCGGTAACATTGCAAACATGACAGCAGATCAGTCTTTTCTAACTTCAACACGCTACGGTCAAGTTTTTTACAACTTCAAGAAAGTAGTTTATCTAGAAACGGTGTATGGGTTATGACAATACCTCTAAGAAAACTACTACAAAAACTTAGGGAACCCGTAGAAATTGTGATTGGTTTTCCGAAAGAAAAACAAGTCACATATCCACCGGATAACAGAAAAGGTCATCACGACAAAGGCGGACAGCCGGTTGGATATATTGCGAGCATACAAGAGTATGGAACGCGGGACGGTCATATTCCAAGCCGCCCATTTTTGCGCACAGCTATGCGAGAAAACAAAGACAAAATCGATGCTATGGTTCGGGGTTATTTTCAAACAACAGACCAGACATATCTTGACAAGATGGGTATTTCTTTGGTAAATATGGTGCGAGATAGTATCCGCAATGGTCCGTGGATTCCAAATGCTAATAGTACAAAGTTGAGAAAATTGACTTACGCAACAAAAAAGCTTGTGGGTAAAAAGGACACAGAAAGCCAGGCCCGTGTAGCATTAGAGATGGCCAAGATCAAGCCATTGATTGATCGTGGTATTATGCTAAACAACGTATCTTATGTTGTAAGAAAAGGTTGAGATGATTGGCAGCGAATTTCTACTACCAGCCAAGATCGCGAGATTTTCTGGGCCAATTACTTACAACGACAATGGTTATGCT